AAATATCACAGTCTTCACTACAAATATCATCAAACCGATAACGCGTCAACAGATTATGTCCACCCTGCAGCTGACACTTTAACGACTTCCTTTCTCTGCACGTTAAAACCCATAGCTCCAAAAACTTCTCCACCGTCTGCATGCAAACACATATACTGAAACGCATCAGCTATGTCAGACCACGGGTGGGATTTTTCTGGCTTCTCGTCACGTACCCCCTTCGTATTTATTTTGTACCTGTATTTTCCTGCAAGAGCCTGTATCAAATTGCCAGCATTAATAGGGCAGGCAATGAATCCATACTTGCCGTCGACCACACGTGTGAGGTATTTGTCGACCGCAGATATTCTAGCCGCTACAGAGTTCGTCCGCGCAGGTCGTATACTAAATCCTTCGTTCTTGTAGATGTCAGCTACCGTACGTTCGTCGGTCTGTACGCGTTGAAACGCAGCAGGGTCGATTATCACCACAGCTTTTCGTCCTCCATATTTGTTCGCCAACAGAGGTTTCAGTCTTTCTCTAACAAATCGTAACGCACCCATGCCATCAGAGATAAGTGAATCATAAACTATCAGGCGCCCGTCGTATGCAACGTTGCCGATGACTGCAGCGGGCGTCAGTCCGGCGTCGACACCTATTATCAGTGGACTGTCTGTAAACATTGGTTTGAGCTCTTCCTCCGCCACATGCACTGACCTGTCGAACGATCTAAATACGGGTTGTCCACTTAAAGACTTACCAAACTGGGCGTGTATATACACATCCACCCAGTCTTCCGTCTTACCTTGAGACAGATTATCGTAGTAATCATCAGGTAAATACTTAACCCAGTCTGCTTCAGGGCTCATTCCGCTCGGTTGAAGGGTAACATGGACGTTTTCAGGGGGGTCTGTGAGCAAATCTTCCCAATATGTGTCCATATCAGGGGGGTTTGTCATGCCCCAAAGGTGCATATTTGGCACTCCATTATCGGTCTGACACCCCACTCCATTCATCATTTTGTCCGGATATCGCCCTATTCTACCCTGTGCAGCGTTGTAAATATCGGGGTGAATCTCCCTAAATTCGTCAAAAATGAAGAAACTAGCCTGTAAAGACAGCAATCTACGCACATCATTAGCGTCATCTAGCCCTCTAAACAGCACTTCGCACTCAATTTCACCCACTTTTATGATGAATTTGTACTCAGTTTTAAGAAAACTACCCATAATTCCATCAGGAATCCACTTCAGGAAGTCCGGAATAGACGTATCTCGCAGCTGTTCACGCGTATTTCGCACCCAAATTGCCCTAGAACGGCGTATTCCGTCCTTACATGGGGCCATTCTAGCCGCATGATGCAGTATTTTCATGATTCCGGCTGTAGTTTTCGTCGATCCTACGGGGCCAACAGCCAACGAAATGAATTTTTCGCTGTAAAAGAACTCATCAAGGCTCTTTATGACCTCAAAATTGATTTCATGAGCCATCGTCTATAGCCTGACCCTCAATTGTTATGGCATCTTCCTGATCTTTGGCGCGTGTGATGTTGATTACCACCTGCGGGCCCGCTCCAGCGACGTCGGCTTTACTGTCAGGTTCTAATCTGCCCATTTTATTGAGTAACTTTTGAAATTCTATACGGGCAGTCGGGTTTACCTCCGGACTTTGCATAGTTCTAAAAAGATTATCAAGGTTCACCGCCCCTAGAAGGCGCGCGACTGTCTCCATTAGGGACGGATCTTCCTCGATCTTGGCTAGCTCAGCAGGAGTCAAGATAGGTTCATGGACTTTCGTAGGATCTATTACATGATTAACACGTTCTGTCATAGCCACACGTTAACAGATGCGCTTCTTTTGGTCAACTAGCAGCATGACGAAGAACAAAAGGGGAACAATAGAAAAAACAGGGGTTGCGATGAACGGGATACATAAGGCCGGGGCCGGGGGGTGCAGCACCTCGGTCCCTCCCCTCCCCTTGTTTACGCTTTTCCATTGATAGAACATAAGACCATGCGAAAAAACGTGGCAGTTCTCGGCAGATAACCTCTCGTGGTAGTGGGTACTAGCAAAGCAGTAACATGTGATGCGTGTATTCCCTCACGGGCTGAGGGGAGACGACACGGTGGTCGTGGAGAGCGACGGAAGTACGGGTGTCAGAAGGTTTGGGGTCGTTAGTTGAGTGGATAGGGTAGCGTAGCCATGCCATATATATGCAAAGCATGGAGCGTCCTCACCGATTAAGTTCGGCGGCACTGTAACTCAAAAGGTTACATACTGTACATTCAGAGAGTGTGCAGTACCTTAATCTTTTAACAAAACAATGGAGTAATTATGCTTACAGAAAAACAAATTAAGGCAAAAATTGGTGGCATTAATAGATCAACTAAAGCTATCAGAAACAATATCCAAGAAGTTCTTTGCAGTATTGCAGGACGTGGATTTGACGTAGAAGTTGGCGACGTTTCTTTGTTCACTAATCTTGTCAATGCGACAACTGGTATGAACCAAGCACTTATCAAAAGATGGATACGTGAGAATGGGTTAGCCACTTGGAACAAAGACAAGGGTAGATATACTTTGAACAAGAACGCGCAAACTAAAGCAAATGAAGAGTTCGACGACGCTCACGCATATTGCTTGTATCTTTTCACTGACGAAACAAAAACTTGGTACAACCCACCTAAGTCAGAAAGCAACGGCGACAAGAAAGAGTTCGACGTCAAGGCTTGGGCGGCGAGAGCGTACAGTTCCCACAAAGATCATCTTGATGCTATGATCAAGGAACTTGCCAAGTACAAGGAAAAGGCAAAGCTTGACCTTGTCGCGTAAGTGACGCCATGCGAAACGTCATGTAAAACGTCATATTGGAAAGCTCAATAAAAACAATCACTTGAGTATACCTTTATGACGTTATGACGTTATGACGTTAATATAAAGTATAATCAGATATTTCAAAGTGTGCATGGTTAACGTGTATACGACCGCTTATGATATGTCTCTCTCAATGAGCGTCATAACGTCATAAGCTAACAAACTCAATAACTTAAACAAATCGAAACGTCATAATGAGCGTCATAACTCTTATGAACGTCACATACTATTGGAGGTACTAATGAAGTCTTATCATAATTATCAAAAGCCATCACATAAAGTATCGTGCAACTGGCATAGAAAATTATCCACTGCGGACAAACGCGACAAAGCTATTGCACGTGGTGTATCCGAAACTGCAACCAACAAGCACAAGGATATTCTTGAGAAGTATTCGATCACTTCTGATGACGGTGCTTGGCTAGTTGTGATGAAAGGTAGACACGACGTTCCTGTCTATAGATCTGCCACGCTCAACGACGCTATCGAGTACACACATTATTTCGATCGTGTCTATAACGCGTAAACTGTTTATGGGGGTCTGGTGTAATGGTAGCACGACAAGTTCCAACCTTGTAAGCGTGGGTTCAATTCCTACGACCTCTGCCAATTCAAATGAGGTAGTGAAATGAAGAAAAGAAATCGACAACAACTCGAAGATCTTATCGGAGTGCTTTGCATATTCGGTACATATATCGTGCTGATATTTCTAGCCTATGGACTAGAGAGGTATTGATATGTTTACTGAATACGTAACTGCTCTTGTAATATCATATGTAATAACAATAGGTGGCGAACCCAAAGTAGTGGATAGCGTGACCTATTTTCAAAATGCTGAAGATTGCCAACAAGCATTTCAACACACAAATGTTGGGGAAAATTTATACGCTCATCTACGACGTGTTTACGGCGAGCGTATGAGTATGAGTTGCGAGCCTACAAACATTGTAAGCAAGCCAATGAATATCCCACCACCACGACCTAAAATATTGGAGGACTAATATGCGTTTACGTTTAGCGACTAAATGGAAAACTGATGCTCATTACAACAGAACCGAACGTCGGTATTGTAATGGTAGAATTGCGAGCCGTTACATCAAGTCCCAGGCGGCGCGTGAACGACGACGCAACTCTAAAGCAATAACACGTTATGAACTTAAGATGGAGGAGTAAATGAAACGACCAAGATGTTTCAAGTGTGACGAGTTCTTTCCGATCAAGCGTTGGAAACTTGGGTACAATACTTGTCTAACGTGTGGGCAATCGGTAGCGGAGCAAGTAAAGTTCTGCGTCGTTCCCATGCACAAATCAAACTACGTTGTGGTATCTAACAAAGAAGAACTAAAAGGTATCAACAACAAAACACAATGATGGAGGAATAAATGAATGAACAAGAAATAGCTTTCGTCGTCGCGTTGCTGTGCAGCGGGGCGCTCGTCACCGTCTACATACTCTGGCTAGCAGGACTATTCAGCAAACGACCAACTCAACAATCCGACACTGAAAAAATAAAAAAGTATATCGAAAGCTTAGATGTTAAACAATTGGCTCGCGTACTACAAGAAGTGGCTGATGGTATACAACGTGCAGAAAAAAATTCAGACAAACCTTTAACGAAGAAAGAGAAACAATTTATTGCTTTTCATCAACTATGTCACGAGATGGTTAAAGATGAACGTACCTACAACGTAGCTAAAGATTGGGTTATAAATGATAGAATAATTAAAGAAATGGAGGAGGACTAAATGGACGAAGATATTAAAATGAATATTAGAGTACGTAGAGATGACTACATATATATGGGTGGCGACAACAAACCTCGCAAAGCAGGTTGCGATATGTGGAAATTTGAGACGTGGCTATCGAAGTGTCCAGTTACTATCTACAAGCGTGAGGATTCTGATGGGTGGGTAGAAATGGACTTCATAATTGATGATGAATACGAGGAGGATTAAATGAGAAAGGAACACGTTTTCTTAAAAGATAAAATTGGAATAACACTTGATAACAAAGACGAAGATGCCTTTGAATTACTTATTGGTACTTTGAATGAAACCTTAAGTTCTATGTATGGGTGTCGTATTGCGTACGACAAAACCAAATCTTGGACTTGTCCAACTTGTCATCACAACGAAGACAAGACTACGTTTGATGGGTTCGCAATATACGTAGAGGAACAAATATTAGAGTTATAAGAATTGTTGGTGGGAACCGTATTAAGAGAAGCTCTGACCTACGACGACAACTTCTCGGCTTTAGACCCACTCGTATGAGTGCAACCTTAATAAAGCTATTACGTGGGAAGATCGTAGACAACAAGACCCACCCCCATACCAATGGGGGTGTAACCTAAATTAAACTGTAAGTACGAAACGTGTTGACAGTTTGGGTATATACGTGTAAACACATGTAGTGCCATTTATACACGTTTGTTTATAAACCACAACTAAAATACAATGGAGGTGTTTATGGGTTCCATAAATCAAATCATAGATACTGCTGTGGCGCTTTACAAAAAATCCCCTAGGGTTGTCGTCGACATCGTTGGCAAGCCCGGGGAAGGCAAGAGCGACGCATCAGTACAAATTATGCAGAAGCTAGGTATTCCAGACGATCGTATCCTAGTGGTGCATATCAACAACCATGACGTCGTTGACTTTACAGGCGTACCGTCTGTTACCGACGGCATGACAAAGTTCAATCCGTCCGAAATGTTTTACAAGTTCCGAGAGGGTACTGGCAAGGGTGGTATCATTCTTGAGGAGTTACATCAGTCCTCGACTCATCACCAGACGTGGGCGGCGGGTTTCATGCTAGAGCGTCAGACACCCAGTTTCAAGTTGGACGACAACGTCTGCATCATTGCGACTGGTAATCGCGCCGAAGACAGAGCGGGTGCGAAGCCGTTGCTTGGGCATCTTAACGACAGAATGTATCACTTTGATGTTGAGACATCTCTCGACGACTGGTGCGCATGGGCCCTGCAGAACGACGTAGACCCACTGGGTATCGCGTTCATGAGACTACGACCTAATCTTCTAAATGACTACGATCCAAACCGACGTAGCAATCCTACGCAGAGATCTTGGACGAAGTTGTTTACGGAAGTGCCGACAGACTTACC